AATAAACTTACAGGAGGGAGAAGAACGAATGAAAAAAGAGTATAAGCACTTAAGCGAGCTGACAGCTAACCAGGAAGCCGTACTTGATCGAAGTGTATATGCTGTCGTGGATCGGGTTACAATGACGAAGTACATTAATATTGATCATGAAAAAGGCGCAAACATAATACAACTGCTGTAAAAAAAGAAGAGAGGCGTTAAGCCTCTCTTTGACGTTCTTGTGTATGTTCCTGATCAAGTGCTTTGTGTAGATCCTCTCTGGTGAAAGGTTTAGTAGTATATTTTGCAGCCTTTAACATCTGGCGCATTTCACCTTTGATCTCTGCCCGGTCTTCAATGTCTAGCTGCGAATATAGGAGCATGCCTTCGGCAGCGGGACCAAATTCATCAAATAGGAGTTGTTGTATATCTTGTACTGGTGAAGGTGCGGGTGATACTCGGCTGGAACGTTCTTCTACGAGATCTGATTTTTCGATACCGAAGTAATTCGCCATTAATTCAATCTTGTCAATGCGTGGGTAGGTGTTGCCTTTAACCCAGTCGGTGAAAGTAGTGTATTTTACACCTAATGCATCACACATATCATTGCGTGATTTGTGATGGAGAGACATATAATACTGAATGTTTTTAGCCATAGTTGATTTGTTTCCTAAATTGCTCATAAGATCACCTCCTTGAACTGATTATATTAGAAAGCCGTAAAAAAATCAACATAAATGGAAGAAATTACGAAAAAACCGTTGACATTACGACAAAAGCGTAATATAATACAATTGTAGCAAGGAAATAGAGCAAATTAGAAAGGAGACAAGCAATGAGTAAAAAGAAGAAAAAAAGCAAGTGCGATACAGCAACTATCGCACTTGCAACTTCAATCCTTAACTTAGTGATTACGATCATTACCCTAATTGAGAAAATCATTAATTGAGAATTGAAGGGGGAGGGAAACCTCCCCAATAAGAATAATAACTTCTAACAGGCTCATTGTCAATAATAGATAGATCAAATCAGAAGGGATGGTGATGAATATGGGTATTGTACTCGATCTGGTACAGATTGTATTGAATGTGGTAGTGATCATTATGCTTGTAAAAATGCGTAAGGAATAGGATGAGTGAGCTGTCCTAACGGCTGGACGGGGAGAAAGAAGGTGAATATGTGGAAGGTGAAATTAGGTTGTCACTAAAAATGGCACGGGAATTAAAGGGAATGACGCAGAATGAGGCTGCAAAAATGATTGGTGTTAGTGCGGATACCTTGGGGAATTATGAACGTGGAAAAAGTTACCCGGATATACCGGTATTACGGAATATAGAAAGAGTGTATGGAGTGCCATACAATCGTCTTATTTTTTTGCCTTTGGATTACGACAAAACCGTAAATTTACAATAAATAAAGTTTTATATTTACGAAATCATTTTGTTTTCTGACGCGGAAATGATTTCCGTACAAAATATGAAAATATACCATATTAAAGTTAGAAGGATAGAAAGGAGGCGGCAGGATGTTTAACGTAGAAAAATTAGATAAAACAATTGAACATATTGAAGATGAGATTGTGGAACATGGTTGTACTGCTGAAATGGTTAGTGCTCTTGCAAGTCTGATTCAGGCAAGAACACTGGTGGAAAGTCGGGCAAAGCAGGAGATTAAGGTTAATTCAAGGAAGTTTAGCGAAACTGTTAAGCAAGCCATAAGTGAGGTAGAGTGATGACAACAGAGGAGAGACTTACAATTCAATTCATATTAATACAACTAATTTGGACTCTGCGAAAGTTGGATCAGAAACAATATAAGATCGCAATTAGACAGTTGCAACAATCAAGGCTGCCAGGATTCCTTGTTGACAACATAATCAGAACAACAGACAAGTCAAGTGAATAATATAACATAACGAGAAATGAGGTGGTTTGAATGGCTATTATCAGAGAGCAATATATCGGGAATGCAAAGGTATTAACAGATGATGATTGTTATGCACATTTGACACCGGAACAGTTGAAGCAGAGAGAGAAAACCGTAGCCGAGAGTGTGATTAAGATCTGTACAGAGGCAATGGCAAGGAAGCTAAGAAAAGATGGAGACGAAAGTGCATAGTTTACGCAAGAAGGAGCTTGTGCGACCTCGCACAGAAGGGACAAAAGGATGAGTAGGAAAGAGGAAAAGTTGACAGCTATACAGAACGTAGGCGCAACCACATTTGCAATCGGAGCGATTGGTTGTTGTATGGCAGGGAATCCACTGACGTTGATGGTGTGTGCCGGAGCAATGGCAGTCGGTGCAGTGATCGTATTCATTGGTGGAGTAATGTTGGACAAGTTGTACGAAAAGGAAGGAGAGAGAGAAGATGGCAGGACAAGGAAGAAAGCCAGCTAAGCCGGTCAAATATGATCTGTATGAATATGACCTGGCTGGCAACGTAACATATGTTGGGGCATTTACTAAAGTAGAGTTAGCAGATTGTTTCTGCATTCCCGGCAAAGGGAACAACCTGGTCGAGGATGTCAGATTGAATAGAGCCAAGTACATGAATGGTACATACCGGGTACGGCCGTTAGGAACGGAAGCAAAGAGACAGGAAGAGATTAAGAAGAGACATAAGCCGGCATTTAAGATAGCGCCGGTGAAGTGTAGTTCAGGGTGCAGATTTGGATAATAAGGAGGACGAGATGAAATACACAGGAACGATGACAGGTCGTACAAGACCGTATATCAACAAGCAGGACATGGAGGACATTCGGAAATCGTACTACAACGGTACTCCGATCTGGAAACTTGCCGAGTTGTATGGGGCGACGGAATTCACCATCAATAAGATCATTAATAGTCGGTAAAAGAAAGACGCCGACCGAAGCCGACGCCTATCTGTGATCAATATTAACTAACAAATACATTGTATCACAGATAGGGCAGAAAGGCAAGGATTTTCAAGGAATTTCCTTGTCTTTCATCACTCGATTAAGCTATTAAAGTTATGGCAAAAAGGAGATACATATGCCTTATCTAGAGAAGAGACATCATTTAGAACACAATGGGAGAAAGTGGATAGAAGTAGAACAGTACTTCAGTGGGATGTATGGGAATCATGACACCCGGTTACCGAGGTGGAAGATGACCAGTGAACAGGTGGAGATCATTAACCGGAGAAGAGCAGCGAAGGGATTACGAAGACTGATCCTGCTGAACTTCTCACCGGGAGATCTTTATCTGACATTTACATATCGCAAAGGTGTAAGAGTCACACCGGAAGAAGCAGTGAAGATATTGAATCGTTTCATGGAGAGATTGAAATATCAGTACCAGAAGCGTGGACAGCCATTCAAGTGGATCAAGACCACAGGGCTGACCTCCACCGGAAAAGCACATCACCATGTGATCATGAACCGGGTGGAGGGAGTACCGTATGACAAGGTGATCGCTAAGTACTTTCCGTATGGGAGAGTATGCACCGAGTATCTATACGAGGATGGAGAGTACAAGCAGTTAGCAGACTACTTCATCAAGCACAAGAAAGAGACAGCGGAACGGAAGAAACCGGATGAGAAGGTTGGAGCATTAGGGTATAGCTGCAGTAAGAATCTGAAACGGTCCAATCCGAAACCGCTTGTGATCAGGGAATCAAAGATTAAGAGACAACCAAGAGTACCGAGAGGATATGATTTGGAAGATATAGAAGAAGGAAGTACGAAGGATGGGTATCTGTATCGGTACTATACGCTAAGAAAGAGAGAATAAGGAGGACAAGCACATGGAAAAGAGTTTAGAAGCATTGAATGAGAAAGCAGAGCAGTTATTTAATGCCAATCAGAGGAAAGAGATTGAAGATCTGGCCAAAGAGAATGGATTAGATGCGTACCTTGTGGATATGTATATGGCGGGTGAGCTGCCTACGTTGTGCCCGGATGCGGCTACATTTGCTGTGGGTAAGATGGATAAGGAAGTGGCAGAGTATGAGAAGATGCCGGAGCTTGCGGATGGGATTGCAGAGTACATGAAGCAGCAGGTTCAGGATAATGAACAATTGGCAGCGGGAGTGATCGCAAAACCTTTGAAGGACTTATGTGATCAGGTCTATGAGGAAGCAAAGAAACGAAAGAAAGGCAATTGTGCATACATACCGCCATTTGAGGTGTTCCAGATGGCAAAGGCATATTATTTGGAGGATTGATCATGAAGAAAAAGTTGATAGAAGCCATGGAGCCTGCGAAACGACCGAAGGGTAAAAAAGGAACGATTGCAGTAGCACGGATCCCGGTAGAAGGACTGCTTACGATAGACATTTTTGCGGGTAAGAATGTGCGGATACGGATCTGCATTACGAAAACGGAGTTTGCCAATTACTATCCGGCTGCTGGTGTATGGGACAACAAGCAGGCAACCAGTGATATATGTGATCGGTGGATGAAAAAAGAGAATGTAGTCGGGTGGAAGAAGATAGAGGAAGTGCTGGGAGTAAAAGTCGAGGGCTATCCGTTACAGGAAGTCGGATGGTATGAAAGAGATATAGAACAGCGTAAGCGGGAACGGACAGAACAGAGAAAACTGGAAGCCTGCATACAACGTAACGCAACACTTCCGGAAGTGACAGAAAAGGAAAAAGAATGGCTGACACATTATGTGGATGCATTTCATTACCTGATCTATAAGCGGCATGGAAGATATGTGGATGTCGCATGTAGCAGTTGCGGGCAGACAGGAACATTCCTTATGAAGCCGGTAACGCTCGAAGATTTTGCCAGACCGATTATGTTGGATATACCTAAGCATAATGAACATGGAGCATGTCCGTTCTGTAAGGTAAGAGTGCAATATAAGGCAGAAGGAAGATTTTCCCAATATGAACTGAAAGAGGACCATAAATATATTCTGTATCCGGATGGAAACGGAAGTGTAGTGATCCGGTATTTTGACGTATGGAAAAGAAGCGGCGGTACAACTGCAAATGCATGGGAGGCAGAACATATCTGTGAAACAGCCCGGGTGTGGAATCTGGAAAGAGGACAGCAAGTGGACTGGCATAAGAGTGACAGGTTTGGTCATGAAAGCTGGGATTATAAAAATCTGGCCGGAATGGCAAATCTGACCATGAGAGCAGGCAAGACGTATCAGGGAAATCTGGACTTCTTAAAGGATACGGATATGAAATATGCATGTATACCGGAAGCATTATTGAATAATGATTATGAGAATATGGAGAACTATATCGGTGCCTATCGGAAATATCCGATTTTAGAGATGCTTACGAAGCTTGGAATGACCAATATGCGGGCATATATATTGGATAGGTGGAGATGGGATGATAAGCTGGATCCGAATGGGAAGACACCGGCAGCCATATTCAAGATCACAAAGCAACGTTTCGCTGATATGAAGAAACAGAATGGAAATGTGGAATTACTGGAGTTATTTCAGTTAGAAAAAGAAATCGGAAGGTGTTTTCAGGAAGCAGAGGTAAAGGCGGTCAATCGGTTAAGACTATCATGTGCAGACATGCAGATGATCTTCCAATATGCAAAGCCTGTGAAATTGATGAATTATATAGAAAAACAGATGCCGGAAATACATCCATTTCAAGCTCACGATAAGCGAAGGGAACTGGCTTCCTTGTATGTGGATTATATCCGGATGTGTGTAATCAATGACCGTGATATGACGGATCCACATAAGGTCTATCCGGCAGAGCTAGAAGCGGCACATGACAGAGAGTATGTCCGGATGAATAAGAACCGGAGCGAAGCAGAGAAGAAAGAGAAGAACAGAAAGAATCCGAACATCAAGAAAGATGCAGCGGGATATAACAGACAGTACCGGTACCAGAATGAGAAATATATCATCCGCGCACCGAAGGATGCAGCAGAGATCTTAGAGGAAGGATTGACACTGGATCATTGTGTTGGCCGGATGGGATACATCGAGGCAATGAACCGGCACGAGACGGTGATCTTATTCCTGCGAAAGAAGAAAGCGAAGAATACGCCATATTATACGCTGGAAGTGAAGAATGGAACAATTAAGCAGGCGTATGGCAAATCGGATAAGAAACCGGATTGGGAAGAGGTAGGACCGTTCTTAGAAGCATTTAAACAGGCAAAGTTAGTGAAGAAGGAAGAAAGGCAGGTAGGATAAATGGAAAATTATCAGCTTACGATCGATGACTATTTGAATTATAAGGAGAACTTGCAGCGGGAACTTAACAATATGGTAAACGGATTTATCCGGACAGGCTATTATCTGAAAAAGATCCGGGATGCGGAGGCGTTCCGCAATGATGGATATAGCAGTATCTATGAATTTGCAGAAAAAGAATTTGGAGTGACCAGAACGGTTGCTTCCCGGTTCATGAGTATCAATGATAAGTATTCCGAGGATGGTTATTCCTTGGAGTTGAAGGAACAGTATAAAGGACTGGGATCATCCAGACTGTCCGAGATGCTGACACTTCCGGAAGAAGATCATGTCATGATCACACCGGTTACGAAGATTGAGGATATCAGGGAATTAAAGAGGTTCGAGAAAGAAGAAGTACATGAAGAATCTACCATTGCAGATCTGTTGAAGAATTTCTTCCTGAACCAGGATAAGAAGCTGGAAGCAGTTATGACAAATGATAACCTGAAGGATGTAGCAGAGATTGTGAATCCGTCCGGCAATGTGTCGTACCGGTACCGTATGGACTTCATGATGATGCATGAGTATGAGAAGGGGATTGATATTAAGAACTTCCAGACAGGTATGCATCATTTGGAGTGGTCAGACTTCGTGGAAGAGTGTAAGAAGGTGTTTGTATATGATCAGGAGGCAGTGGGAACGGTATATGAACAGAATTATGGTAAAAATGAACCGGAAGAACCAGTTGTTGAGCCTGTCAAAGAGGATAAGACAGAAGTAGTTGAAGAAAAAGAAGAGGAAAGCCGCAAAAACAACCTTACGGAGAGTGTTCCACAACCGAAAGATATCGGTACAAGCGAAGAAAAGCCAAATTCCGAGAAAACACCGGAAATCAAGGCTTCCGAGCCTTTGACCGAACCGGTAAAAGAGGAAGAATTACAGGCAACAGAACCGGAAGAGACAAATGAGCCACAAAAGGAGGTAGAAAATCCGGTGTGCGAGGTCGCACAAACCCGCATAAGTTCCCATACGGACGGCGATTCGGAAGATGTAGAGAAAGAGCCGGAAATCATTTCCGAGGAGCCGGAGCATGAGGTCGTATCCGGTGAGGTAGAAGATGAACATATCGTGCATCTGATCATACCGGAATATCAGGCTATAGCAGAGAATAGCAAAAAATTCCTGATTTGCAAGAATAATGTGCAGGTTGGAGATGTGATTGTCATCCGGGTGAAGTTCAATAGGGCATTTTCGGATATCAAAGCAAAGGTTACATATAGGGAGAAGAACACTGGGTTAATGTTGGAATATACAGCATACGGAATTGAGGTAGTAGATGAAGAAGAGTAAAAGAACAAAAGCCACCTCGTTTTCCAAGGATACAGCAACAGCTATTATGCAGCGGGACAGGTATCAGTGCCTGTTCTGCCGGCTCGGTAAATACGGCAAGTCAGAATGTGATTGGATACAGGACATCATGCATTATGTGAATCGTTCTGCTGGTGGCTTGGGAATCGAGCAGAACGGAGTAGTTGGGTGTCGTTATCATCACAGCTTACTTGATAACGGTAATAAAGGATACCGGAAAGAAATGTTGGCAGACATGAAAGCATACCTGCAAGAGCAGTATCCGGACTGGAACGAAGAGGAGTTGTACTACAAGAAGTATTAAGGAGTGAGACTATGGTTAAAGTGATATGCGATAAGTGCGGAGCAGAGATTACAAAGGATCCAATCCGCTTGAATATGACCTATGTGGATGTAATGACAGGAGATATTGAGGACCCAATAACAAGTAAGGAGCAGCGGGAACGGGATTACTGTGAGCTGTGTGCCAGATCCATTCTGAATTATGCAGAAAAGAAAGTGGTTTTGATAGTAGAGCATCCAACGATCAAGCCGAAGAAAGTTTCCGGTCAACGACGGCAGGAAATCAGATGGAGTTGCCGAATGAATTCGTACTAGGATTAGATGAGAACTACGATAACCGGGCAAAGTCAGATCCGTATCTGGATACGAATATACTAAATGACAGCAAGTCTGGTCTTGAACGATATCTTAGAAGAGGAAAGAATGTTGTCGCAGTAAATGAGATGATCATGGAGTTGTATGATCCAGTGGCAGGGGAAGAAGGAGAACCGACAGATGCCGAGTTGCCGCATGTGGATAACAAGTGGGTGTACTGGCATACACCGGTATGTTCGTGGGCTTGCGGTATAATCGATTATTTAAAACCGGAGGATATAGCATTCTGTGAGGGATTAGGAGAACTCTTACAAGCAGTTAGATAACAGTAGCACCCGTTATACACCACAAACATAACGGATCACATAGAAATCCGATACCTTGCAGATGGTCCGTAAGGTATCGGGGAAAGGAGCAGCATGCAGGACGTTAATATATACATCTATACGGAGTATAAGGGATCATTTGCTAGAGGCAGCGGGAAATGGCATGCGCTGTTAGAATGTGAAGCTGCTATATCAGGAAAGATTGAGACAGTTACCATGAAAGAGATAGGAGCCGAGGAAGACATCACGAAGAACCGGTTGGAAGTGCTGGCACTGCTGAAAGCTTTGCAGCATTTGACGAAACCATGCAATCTGACGATTTATACAGCTTCGGCATATATAACAAGTGCATATGATCATGGATGGCTGCAGAACTGGATCGGGCATGATTTCAAGATTAAGGGAAAGGAGATTCGGCATGCAGATCTGTGGAAACAGGTAGTGGATATTAGCGTGGATAGTTCGATTCGTGTGAAGCAGGTAGGAAAGACATCCTATACGGCGGCACAGAGAAGTGAGTTGGAGCATTGGAAGGAGTGAATAGAGGATGAGTAGAGTATACATAAGTGGACCGATCACTGGAACAAGTGATTTTATAGAACGATTCGGAAAAGTAGAAAAAGAACTAAAAGAGAAAGGACATGAGGTGGTAAATCCGGCAAAGATGAATGGAATCATGCCGGCAAGTGCCACGCATGAGGAATATATGGCGGTATCGTTTGCGTTGATGGATCTATGTGATACGTTATTCCTGATGAAAGGCTGGGAAGAAAGTAAGGGAGCCAACCAGGAATATGGATATGCAAGAGCCGGAGAAATGATGGTGATCAAGGAGTGACAAAGGAAGAACAGGATAAGATTATAGCACTATTTGAGAAGTATAGCTTCAAAGGTCGGACCAAGACATTACATGATAGTACACCCGGCAGCGGGACAGAGGAAGCGATACTGATCATGAAAGAGGAAGCCGTTAAGGCGGTGGAAGAGGTTTGTAAGGAAGGAGAGGTACAATAATGTTAAGAAGGGATAAAGCTAGAAATCTTCGTTACAAGAAACCCATATCTAAATTCCTTAATTTTGATCAGATTAGATCAACTATGTGGGATATACAGGAAGCTTGTGAGGAGGTATGTTGGTATACGGATTCCGAAGATGGCGAAGACTCTCTTATTAATGCTTTAGATGGAAATGATGATGAGGTTTATGAATTTAGAATGGCTTTTGCTGATTTGTGCGCGGAATGCAATCAAATGTTGGCGGATTTAGGGCAAGAATGGGTGCCAGATTGTTTGTGATCGCAAGCTCCGATGACGTTCTAGGCTGGGACTCTTATGAAGGAGATTATTACGGACTGTCATCTTATGAGTCAAGAATTGCTAGAGAAGAGTCAAAGAAGTATCTTAAACGAATGACCAAGGATGAGTTAATAGATGCGACGCAGCAATGTCTTGGTATATACCAGGCATATATAGGATTAATAAACAGGTATGACAATCTTAAAGCGGCCATTGACATTTTAAGGGATTCAAATACTGGATATTTACAGGCAGTTAAGAATATTGAAGAATTGTATGAAAAAGTATCAGATCCGAACATGTACGGATGGGAAAAAGAATGTCGTATATTTGACCAATATACAAATGCCCTTCCGCAAGAAGCCTGGATATCGTAAACAGTCGGTATTTTCTTGTGCGCAATTTGACAAATATCAGATGGATAAGACATTGGATGTGAAGGAGGATGAATATGTTAAAACCGGGAATATTATACAAGGAACAAATAATAAAAGAATTTCAGAAACTCTACTACACAGAGGATATGATGTTTGAATCTGGCTGCATAGGACAATGGTGCCCCAATATATCAGATATTCCAAACGAAGGAAAATTCGACTATGCTATTATACATAATAACAAATTAATTGGGTATCTATCGTATCAAGTAGATTATTATGCATCTAATGTATACAATTTTGGACTTATGTCATTTGATAGAGGAAATCCTATAGTTGGGAGAGATCTATTTGATAAAATGGAAGAACTTGTATCAACATTTCGTAGAATAGAATGGCGTATGGTTGGTGGTAATCCTGTTGAGAGAAGTTACGACAGATTTTGCAAGATGCATCATGGTAGGAAACATGTTCTAAAAGATGCTATTAGGGATGCAAGGGGCAATTACAGAGATGATATTATTTATGAGATTGTAAAGGTAAGTGAAAAATAGCTATGGAAGATAGATGAACAATTGAATAAAACTGGTAAAATATATTAAATAAGTGTTGACATGAGGTACACCCTATGATATAATATAAATATGTTAAGGAAAGGAGGTACAACAAATGAGTAAGAAAAGCAAGAAACGAAAGAACTTGCAGAAATTCATAATCGAACTGTTAATTGCAGTTGGCACCGTATTAACAGGGATTGCGAATCTCATACAAGCTCTTAAGTAGAGGAAAGGGGCGAAAGCCCCAACCTCTCTTGCTAAGTATAACACATTTGTAGAAATATATGAAGAAGATTCGATTCAGACACTTATTTGTATTATCATCATGGGTGATATTCTTCGGATCACAGAAGAGTATCTATGCAAGCATCTTATTACTGTTAGCGGGGTTGTATATGCTGGTAGATTCAGTATGGGAGTATCACAATGCCAAAAGGTAGTCCTAACACCCAGACCAAGGCGACAGCGAAGTATCAGGAGAAAGTCGGACTGATTTCTAAGACATACAAGCTGAAGCGGAATCTGGTAGAAGAGTTTGCAGTCGCATGTGAGCGGCAGGGCATATCACAAGCGGCACAGTTAAGTAAGATGATGCAGGAATTTATAGATAGTACAAAGTAGGGAAGAAGCTTACCAGTAGAGATATTGGTAGGCTTTTTCTTTTGTGTGAGATAGCACAGAAAGGAGTATATGGATAAAAGATTATTAGAACAGTATGAATCTTTGAAATGTGAGATACAGGAATTAGGAGATAGAATAATTGAGTTGAATGCATTGAACCAGATGCTGCAGAGCAAGAAAGAGATTAGAGTGAATGTAAAGGGTGGTGCTGGTGGAAAGCAACTATTTCATATGGACGGATACAATGAGGAACAAGCGGACGAATTGGACTTTCTTTTGAGAAAAGATATCCGGATATTGAAAGAACGTAAGGCACAAGCCAATGAATGTGTGGTTGAAGTGGATCAATTTATTGCAGCACTGGATGATAGTCGTATAAGAAGGATGATTGAGTATAGATATTTGGATAATATGCCGTGGTGTAAAGTGGCTCTAAAAATGGGAAAACAATATACAGAAGAAAGCTGCAGAAAGCAGGTGGAGCGGTTTCTAAAAGAAATTTCATAAAAAATAAAATTTTGTCCGTTTTGTCCGCTAAAGGTATGGTATAAATAAAATAGATTTCATGTGATGAAATATCCTTTGAATTGTAAACAGGAAAACGTCGGTTATGCACCGACGTTTTTTTGTTGCCAGAAAACAAAGGAGGAGGCAGGTGAATGAAGGACTTAAGTAGATATATACAGGATTTGATTAGCAAGGATGAACTATGGAAGTTCTACAAGAGCCGTGAGTGGATTACTCTGAGAGATAAGATATTAGAAGAGAATCATCATGAATGTGTTGTATGCAAAGAGAAAGGAATCATCACAAGATATGATGTTTCAAAGGATGGTAAGAGGACATTACTTAAGACAGTACACCATGTTAAGCATGTGAGAGATTATCCGGAGCTTGCTCTAAGTAGATATTACACAGACGGAGTTCAGAGATACGTTAATCTAATACCAGTGTGTAAGAAATGCCACAATAGATTACATCCAGAAAAGAGAAGGAATAGAGACAGCAAGAGGCAACGATACACGAATCAAGAGCGTTGGTAACACCCCCGGTACCCTATACCCCATTTCTAAAGGGGGAACGAACAACGGGAGGGGGAGATGACAAGATATATTTTGCAGAATATCGCGTGAGGGGTGGTGGTCAAATGGAAGAAAAGTCAGAGAATGCAAAGGAATTTGAGAAAATTCTTAGAGGAAAAAAGGCAAAATTGATGCGAAAAAGCCTAATGGAGCAGCTTGTTAGAGCCGGAAATGATACAGATTATTACATTGATCTGGTGGATGACTACATGGATATGTATGCTACCAAGCAGCTTCTGGTTAATGATATTAAAGAGAGAGGGGTAAGAGTAGCGTATGACAATGGTGGTGGTCAGAAAGGATTTAAGAAGAATGATTCGGTTGAACAGCGGTTAAAGGTTAATGCCCAGATGCTTAAGCTTTTGACAGAATTAAATATAACACCTTCCGGAGATGAGGGCGGTGATGGAGATGAAGAGTTATAAGTTCCCGCCAGAGGTTCAGAATTGGATTGATATTGTTGAAAAAAACATCTATGAGACATCAGAAGAACAGAAGTTACTTGTCAAACATGTGAAAGAATGTTTTGACAAGCAGGACATCTATATTGATTTAGAACAAATGAATAAGTACATGCGGACGTTGGAAAGATATGTTCCATTTAAGGTGTTTGATTGGCAAAAATTTGTGATCACGCTGCATGATTGTACTTATTGGAGCGGATCAGGAATGCCAAGATGGCCGGATCTGTTCTGCGAGCTTGGTCGAGGAGCCGGTAAGGATGGAACGATAGCAATGGAATCGTTACTATTGGCAAGTCCTTACAATGGCATTAAGGAATATGACATTGACATATGTGCGAATAATGAGGAGCAGGGTGTAAGACCTGTTATGGATATGGTCTCCTGGTTTGAAGAACCGGGAGTAATGAATAAGATCCGGAAGTTCTATAACTGGACGAAGCAACGGGTTGTGTGCACGAAAACCAAGTCAATTATCAAAGGTCGAACCAATTCGCCTAAGGGGAAGGATGGTTTACGATCCGGTGCGGTAATCTTTAACGAGATTCACCAATATGAGAATTACGACAATATTAACGTATTTACTACAGGTCTTGGAAAGAAAAAACATCCGAGAAGATCATATTATTCCACCAATGGTGAGGTAAGAGAAGGTCCTTTAGATGATTTGCTTGAAGAATCCGAACAGATTTTAAGAGAGGGTGTAGATGATAACGGTTTATTGCCGTTCATCTGCAAATTAGACAGTGAGGAGGAAGTACACAACGAAGATATGTGGTCAAAAGCGAATCCGTCGTTACCATTTCTACCGAATCTGCTTCTGGAGATTCGGAAAGAGTACAGAGAATGGAAGAGAAATCCGGAACGCTTACCGGCATTTATGTCAAAGCGTATGAATTTGCCGGGTACTAGCAGAGAATCCGCAGCGGCTGATTGGGAACATATTGAAAAGACGAATAAGGTATTGCCCGATCTGGAAGGATGGACCTGTACAGCAGGAATTGATTATGCAAAGACAACCGACTGGGTGTCTGTCAATCTTCATTTCAAGAAGAAGGATCAGCGATATGATATCAATCATTCATGGATATGTGCCAAGTCAAAAGATCTTCCACGAATCAAGGCTCCGTGGAAAGAGTGGGTGAAACAAGGACATATCACTTATGTGAATGATGTGGAGGTCAGCCCGTATCTGATTGCGGCTTATATCCAATCAATGGGTAGAAAGTATAACATCTCTATGGTGGCAATGGATACATATAGACATGCGTTATTGAAGAGTGCACTACAAAAAGTAGGTTTTTCTACTGAACTGGGAAACGTCAAAACGGTATCACAGATGGATATATTAAAGATTGTTCCTATCATTGATCATTTATTTGTCAATGAATTGTTGACCTGGGGAGATAATCCGGTTCTAAGATGGGCGACGAATAATACTAAGACGATACGGTACGGTCGTAATGTAGGGGCTGATAAGGGTTCATTTGTATATGCGAAGATAGAGGGAAGAAGCAGAAAGACAGATCCATTCATGGCATTTGTGGCATCTGTGGTTGTGGAAGAGGAAACAGTAGAATATGAACCGCTGGATTGCGGGATTTATGCTTTATAGGAGGAAAGAAAGTGGGATTTATTGATCGATTAAAGGAAATATTCCCATCAACGAGGACAGAGACAATAGGAACCATAGTGGATGTGAATATACCGGAAAGCTTATATATCAAAGAATTAGCGCTATATTGTGCTGTGTCGATCATTGCGAATGCTGTATCACAATGTGAGATTAAGGTATATAAGGCAGGAAAGAATGTACAGGATAATGACTGGTATTCACTCAATATCAAGCCGAATAAGAATGAATCGGCAAGTGAATTCTGGCACAAGGTAATTGAAAGAATGTTAAGAGCGGGTCCTGAAAAGGGCGCATTTGTATTTGAACAGAACGGTAACCTATATTGTGCGGATAACTATAACATTGATGTGAAAAGACCATTTCTGGGGAATATATACAGTGGAGTGATCGTAGATGGATTCCAGATGGATCGCAAGTTTATGGCAGATCAGTGTATGATATTCCGCTTGGAGAATATACAGGCTAATCGAATGATAGCAGGGATGTATGAAGAGTATGGAAAGGTTATATCATCAGCTATGGAGTCCTATAAGGGAACAAATGGTGTGAGTTATCGGTTGAATATAGCAGGTTTGCAGGCGGGTGATCCTTCGTTTGCAAAGGAATGGGAAGATGTTCTGAAGAATCAGGTGCGGCGGTTCACGGATGGGGAAAGTCGTGTCTGGATCAATTATACGGGTCGGACTCTGGAAGAATTCGATAAGAAGACTGCTGCAAAGAACAGTGATGATGTAGTGAAGACGATAGAGGAGATATTTAAGATTACAGGAAAGGCATACAAGATCCCAGAGTCTTTGATGTTAGGAAATATCACTAACATGAATGATGTGGTGAAGTCTTTCTTAACATTTGCGGTAGACCCAATTACAGATATGATTGGAAAGGTATTGACCGGAGCATATGGAATCTGGGATTGGATGCAGGGTAATTATTACAAGGTGGACACATCCGGTGTCAATCATATTGATATATTCGATATGGCCAATAATATTGATAAACTCATATCCAGTGCGTTTGCCAGCGTAGATGAAGTAAGGGAACGTACCGGACTTGATGCAATAAATGAAGAGTGGAGTAGGAAACACCTGCTCACAAAGAATTATGAGTTTACAGAAAATGTACTAAAAAAAGGAGGTATGGAAGGTGACAAGAGCGAAGATGATGTTTAAGTGCCAGCCTAAGCAATCGGCAAGAAATGTATATCAGATGTACATATATGACAACATCTGTAAGCGTAAGATTGACTGGTCTACTTGGAAAGTGTTAGAGAGTGAGACAAGTGCTAAGTACTTTCAGAAGGTGTTAGCAGATATTCCGGCGAATGCAACGATTGAATTATACATTAATTCGCAGGGTGGAGATGCAATCGAGGGAACGGCTATCTACAATCAATTAGTGCGTCATCCGGCGCAGAAGACAGGATATGTGGATGGTGTAGCGTATTCAGCGGCATTCTTGATTCTTATGGCGTGTAATCATATTGTGATGGGATTAGGAACCACGGCATTATGTCATAACATGTGGTTAGAGACAGCGGGAAATGCAGCAGAGCTTCGTAAGGCTGCAGATGACCTTGACAAGTTGATGGAATCCAATCGAAAGATATTCTTGCAGCGTTGCAATATGTCGGAAGAGGAGCTTAAGAATCTAATGGAGGAGGAACGAATCCTTACTCCGGAAGAATGTCTGGCATATGGATTCTGTGATGAGATATCGCAGCAACAGGCAGCGGGAACGGATGATCCACCAGAAGATAATCCACCAGAAGATAATCCACCAGAAGATGATCCACCAGAGGATGATCCGCCAGAAGATGATCCGGAAGAGGGCAGCACTAATCAGAAGAAGCAGTTTCAGACATATCTAGACAAGAGAAGAGATATGTTACGACAGTTAAGTCAGTTAGAGGAGGTTGCAGGAAGAGGTTCGTATCCGGATAAACCGGTACAGAATAAATGTATTAACTTTTTTGATAATTTTTAAGGAGGTAAAGAATGAGAACATTAAGTAATCCAGTAGTAAAACAGGCTGCAGAGGCTATGAAGGCAGCATTTAAGAGTGGCGACGAGGCACAGCTTAACCAGGCATGGGAGGGATTCCATCAGTCCGTATGCGATACGGTCAGACAGGACTTTGAACAGTCACGAGGTGATTCTAAGGTACTTGCAGAGCGCGGATACCGTATGTTGACCAACGAGGAGAATACATTCTATCAGAAGTGGATTGAGGGAGCTAAGAGTGTGAATCCAAAGCAGGCACTTACCGACCTCATCAATATTGATGGTGGTATGCCACAGACGATCATTGAGGATGTCTATCGGAATCTTGTGAATGAACATCCGTTATTGGAGGCAATCAGTTTTGTGAATGTAAGTTACATGACAAAATGGATTATGAACGATCATACTGTGCAGACAGCACAGTGGGGAGCAATTAACAGTAAGATCACAACAGAATTAGAGACTTCCTTCAAGGTGTTGGAGATGGCACAGAACAAACTGACCTGTTTCATGATTCTCCCGAAGGATATGTTGGAGTTAGGACCGGTATTTCTGGATGCATATGTCAGAACGGTGCTTAAGGATGCAATCGCTGTAGGTTTGGAGAATGCGATTGTAGCGGGTGATGGAAAGGATAAGCCAATTGGTTTGAATCGTAACATTTCTAAGAGTGCATCTGTGCAGGATGGCAAGTATCCCAAGAAGACGGCTATTAAGGTTAAGAACTTTCTGCCGGTAGAATACGGTAAGCTGGTTGCTAAGCTTTGCAAGACAGAGAAGGGTACTTATCGTACGATTGAGGATCTTTCAATGGTATGTAATCCGGTGGATTACTATCAGAAGGTAATGCCGGCAACTACAGTATTGAATGCGGCTGGTACATATACAGGAAATATCTTTCCGGTGCCAACGAAGGTATATCAGTCAGCAGAGTTAGATGAAGGGGAAGCTATCTTATGTCTTCCGAAGGAGTACTTTGCCGGTCTTGGAAGTGCCAAAGAGGGTACTATCACATATGATGATTCCGTACAGTTCTTAGATGATAACAGGGTTTATATGGCTAAGTTGTATGCAAACGGCAAAGCCTATGATGATACGGTAGCGATTCTGTTAGATATCAGTGAATTGGATCCGGCATATATTACCGTTTTGAATAAAACGGATGCGGATGCGGCTACACAGGCGGTTGTTCCAACTGTATAGGAGGTAGAAGGTGGTCAGTGAAGAAGTAATTAAGGCGGTGAAACGTAAGCTTCATATCACATGGAATAATGAACTTACCAATAGTGAGGTCAAGATACTGGTCACTAATACAGAAGCGTATTTGAATCACATGCTGGGAGCAGAGGTTGATTATGATGTTCCCGGCATGGAAAATATGCTTTTTCTGGAAGCGTGTAGTTATGGGTGGAATGATTGTATGAATGAATTTGAAGAAGCTTATGCAACGGATCTGATCCGGTGTCGGGCTAAGTATGAGGTGAATTATGCAAAAGAAAACCCAGAAGCTGAATGATGGTTATATTGAGGTTTATTCTGTCAAGGATCGTGAGAATGAATTTGGTGCAGAGACTTCACCGAAATCGTTAGATGATTTGGAATATGTAGTATCCATGGCATTTGCAGAAGAATATAAGCGTGAACAGGATATGGCATTTGCAGAGGCATTAGACAGTACCTTATCCCTTAAGGTAAGGACGCTGCTATATAGTGCGATTACGAAACAACATAAGATTGTCTGGAATCAGTGCATTTATAATATCCTGAAGATTGATTATAACAGATCTGAGAAAGTCATGTATTTGTATTTAGAGGAGGCGAGAAGTCTTGATTCGTGAGATCAAGGAGGCATTAGAGAATTTGCAGATAGGTCCGGTTAAGTACGGAAGAATGAAGTCGCCGCCTGCAGATTGGAATTATATTGTATTTGCAAGAGACAGAATGAAGAGAACAGGCACCACGGGAAATGACTTCAACCGATACTATACAGTGGCCATTGTTCATGAGGATTATATACCGGAAGATCTGGAAAAGAGTGTGATCACAGCAATAAAGCGGGTGAAAGGCTTACGGCTTGCCAATGATGACATTCAATATGACTACATGGTTAAGAGTAATAGTGACACAGTGGTAGAGATGGCGGTGATTACATTTACGGAGCCATTGAAGGGATATGAGGTATGCCAGCGGAAGTAGATTATAGTGAATGGGAAGCCCTGGAAGAGGCAATGAAGGCCTACGAGGGTGATGTAGAGAAGAAAGTCAATGGATATTTGCATGGTAAAGGCTATGAAGCGTTTGAAAAAGCAATTCGTAATGCTATGCCGCAATCGGATCGCAAGGGTAAGACGAGACATGCTAAGACAAGTAAGTCCATTCAGGATAAGTATCCGTCAGCCAATTTGACATTAACAATAGCATCTAAGAAACCATTCGGATATCTGTACTTTCCGAATGATGGAAGCAATACTAAGCATCATTATGGAAATCAACAGTTTTTTGAACGCGGAGTTGAGCAGAAGACCAATCAGGTAATAGAGGATATGGTTGAACTGCTCCAATTTGAAGAATAGGAGGAAGAAAAGTGAGTAATCCAATTACAAACACATATCTGGAGTATTCAGAATTTGAATTAGAAGAGTTATACACCAAAGTGAAGGGTGAAGAGTCTTACGAAGAGACTGGTGCGGTAGGTTCAGTGGAAGAGAATCTGGAGGTCAAATCTGTAGTTAAGAAGTATAAGGGGATTGAGGCAAAGAATCGTACACGGGGAACTGGTACAGGTTCCTTAAAGTTTACAATGCATATGAACTATGGAAAGTATAAGAAGTTCTTCGGAATGGAGCATGACGATCTTGTAGAAGGAGTGGCAGCATACGGTCAGCCATCCGTTCATAAGCCTATTTCTATTACAGAGAAAGTGCTTGATGAGGATGGAATTGTGAAGTACAAGGCTTATCCAAACTGTATGGTGAAGACAGGACCAAGCAATAAGATTACGAATGCATCTGAAGAAGTAGCAGAGATTGAAGTGGAAGTGGCTATACAGCCGGATGAGTATGGATATGGTATGTATGAAGCCCTTGCAGAAGAGCTTACACCAGAGATGGCTAAGAAGTGGCTCACGGAGTTTACACCGGAGATGGTGCGGAAGACGACAGCTAGCGGAGAGCAGACTCAGGAGAATACACCGACAGTATAGGAGGATAGAATGAAAGTAATTGTGAAGAAAAGATATCGTGATAAGTATACCGGTGATATTCATGTGCCAGGTGATGAGTTAGAGATGACAGAGGAAAGGATTGCAGAAATCCGACTGCTGCCGGATGAGTACATTGAAGTACCAGAGGAGCAGACAGGTGAGCCAGATGTGGAACATAGTGGAGAGAATGTGTGCGACCTCGCACAGATTAAAGAGCAGTTACCATCGATGGATTATCAGCAGTTAAAGAAGTTAGCAAAGGAATTAGGTGTGTCTGCGTCTGGTTCCAAAGAACAGTTATTGGAACGTATTGGAGAGATTGTAGAGCATTAGACTGGTAAGCCGGCATTTTCGGATGCCGGCAGAAGGAGGAGTAAGTTAAATGGTAAAAGAAGCAATGTTTAAAAGCACGGTTAAGAAGTTGAAATTATTGAGCGGGAAAGAAGTGGATCTTACTTTGAACTTTAAGCGGCTGTTAGAAGTCAGAAGCAAGAGGAAAGATCTTTATGAGAGATATAACAATATAATCATGCAAGGGACAAAGGATAGTTTTGATGTCATCACAGTGATATATACAGCATATTTATGTGGTTTGAATCAGATAGAAGATGGAATGTCAGAGGATGAATTTATGGATGAGCTTCCACCGTATATTATGACATTGAATGCAATAGTGAGGGATCTAGTTACAGCAAAAAAGCCGGAAGCTTCCGAAAAGCCTTCGGAAGCAAAAGAAGAAAGTCAAAAATAAAGGTTCCTAAGTTCGAATTAGAGGAAATTGAGGATTATTATACATATTACGTTTTGATATTAGGAATTAGTGAGGATGTTTTCTGGAATTGTGATTATTCCTTTATCAAAACGATTGCCGAGAATAAGACCACATATGACAGATGGATTGCTGCAATCAGAGAGGAGATGAGGTAGATGGGTAAGAAGAATAATGAGGTTACAGTCAAGTTTAATGCTCAAACCGAAAATATAAGAAAAGAGATTACCAAACTGAATCAAGATCTTGTTGTTACCAGATCGGAATTACGGTTGAATTCGGAACAATTAAAGGGGAATGATGCGGATTCTACTTTGTTGCAGCAAAAGCAGGAGATATTAGGAGCGGCAATAGAGGGATGTCAGAAAAAGATTGCATTACAGACGGAAAAGTTGGAGAAAGCCAAGGAATTATATGGTGAGAATTCCGCAGAAGTGAATCGATATACCAATGATGTTATCAGGACACAGACCGAACAGGCAAAGTTTCAAAATCAATTAAATGATGTAGAGCAGAAATTAGAGCAACTGGATGATTCCGTTGAGGATGCGGCAGAAGGATATGAGAATTTAGGAAATGCGGCAGAGGATTCTGGTAATAAAACAGAAGAGGCGGCAGGCGAATATACGGTTGCAAAAAATGTAATTGCAGATCTTACAGCTACGGCAATACAAGGTGCTATTGATAAGTTTGGGGAACTTGCAATTGAATCTGAGGCGGCTATAGATAAATTAGGTGCAAAGATCGGGGCTTCCAAGCAGGACATGTCGGAGTATAAGGATGTCGTCCAGGATGTCTATAAAAACGGCTTCGGGGAAAACATTGGACAAGTAACAGAAGCATTAGGGGTGGTTGTACAATTATCGGATGACTTGAATCAAACGGATCTTTCGAATGTTACTCAAAATGTAATGACCTTATCAGATGTATATGATATGGATTTCGCAGAATCAATGCGTGGGGCGCAGTCACTTATGGATCAGTTTGGCATATCATCTGATGAGGCATTTAATTTGATTGTGCAAGGAGCACAGAACGGGCTTAATCAGAATGAAGATCTGTTGGATGTAATTAATGAATATTCTGTGCAATTTGCCAATTCCGGCTTGTCAGCAAATGACATGTTTAACATGATCAAGAATGGTGCAGATCAGGGGGTATGGTCCATTGATAAGATGGGAGATGCTTATAAGGAATTCAACATAAGAATGTCTGATGGAACGGCTAATGATTATTTGAAACAACTTGGACTTGATGCAGATGAGGTGGTAACGCAATTTCAGACGGGTGGAGACAGTGCAAAAGGAGCAATGAATCAAATTGCTGAGGCAATCACAAATTGTGATGATGCAACATTGCAGTACCAGGTAGGTGTTGGCATTATGGGAACCATGTGGGAAGACATGGGACAAGATGCATGTTTAGCATTACTTGATACAGAAGGTCAGATTAATAAGACGAATGATGCAATGGGAAATGTGAAATCTGATGCATATGATAATATCAAAGGTGATTTAGCTCAAATGAAGGCGGGCTTTGAGGGTCTTGGTACATCAATTGCAGAAGATGCCGAAGAACCATTACGCGGTATTGTTCAGACTGTTACAGAAGAAGTTATACCGGCATTGGAAAATGGTTCACAGTGGCTTAGCGAACATGAGACGTTGATTGTAGGAATAGGAGTTGGTCTTGCAGCATTATCGGCAGGAATAACGGCTTATAATGTAGTTGCAGGAATCAAAGCAGCTATGGATGCAACACAGACAACATCTTTGATTGGTCTTGCTTCTGCGCAGTTAGCAGCAAATGCGGCATTTCTTGCAAGCCCTATTACATGGATTGTGGCAGGCATTGTAGGATTGATTGCGGGTATTGTTCTCCTTTGGAATAACTGTGAAGGGTTTCGTGATTTTGTAACGGGTGCCTGGGATGGCATCACTAATATATTTGGTACAGGAGTAGAAAAAGTTAAAATGGGGCTGTCATCAATGGGAGACAAGATCAGTTCTGTAAAAGAAACGTGTGGTAATGCTCTAGATGGAATTAAGGAGAAAGCCAGGACAAAGTTGGATGAAACCAAGGGTATATATGAGGAAGCTGGCGGTGGCATAGCCGGAGTAGCAGCGGTGGGAATGAATCTTGTGAAATCCAAATATCAATCAGCGTATGATGATATTAATACTTTGACCGGAGGACGCTTAGATGGACTTAAGGAAGTGACTATGAATAAGTTATCAGGAATTAAGACGGTGTATGAACAGAACGGTGGTGGTATTAAAGGAATTATTGCAGCGGGAATGTCTGTCCAAAAGGAAATCTATTCGACTGGTTATGATGCGATCAATCAATTGACAGGTGGAAAGCTTGATAAGCTGAAGAATAAGGCAAAAAATACTATAGATGGAGCGGCAGGATTCTTTAAAACAGGAATTGATAAGATCAAAGGTCTGCTAGACTTTGACTTTAAGTGGCCGCATGTCAAAGTCCCAAGTATTGGTGTTACATGGAACAAGGAAGGAACCCTTGCGAAAGCAGCGCAGATTCTTGGATTGGCGGGAATGCCTAAATTCAATGTTACTTGGAATGCAAATGGTGAAGTTTCTAAGGCTCCTAAGGCTGTTGTAATTCAGAACGGTGCTTACGTCAGCGCTGAATAATAAATT